ATATTAAACATCATATTGGCTATGATTCTTTGTACTTCTTCTGGTAGATCATCAAAATTATTATATAACAATCGACATTCATTCGTTGTGACTTCTACATCCTGGTCAAACAATTCGTTGACACGCTCTTCATCTACCTTTGTGCCAACTTTGAGACCATGCTCTGGATCTGTACTTTGGATAAGGTGCCCAATTCCGCAGGTAGGCAAACCAAGGTGGTCGAGATAGATTTCATACTTCACGCCCTCATCGATTTTTAGTTCTTCTCTTAATTGTTCTATATTCATTACTGACTTCCTACTGTTGCTCTAGTTACAGGATTTGGTACCAAGATTGGATTTACACCACCTGCAGATCCTACGTTAGCGGGTGGTTGCACATTTGGAATATTTATATTTTTTACATTTGTTATGGCTTGATTAATAGTCGGTTGTAATTTTTGTTGTTGAAGATTGGCCATAGGTCTTATTTCTTCTTCTGCCTGTTGTGTAGTCATTTGAATATTTCTAACTGTTGCAGCAGATGTTAATGCTAACATAGTTTGAAAGCCTTGAGCTATAGGGTCATTTGACTTAAATTTGCCCTCTAAAAATTCTTTTACTGTGTTTGGCCTACGACTAGCCATCATCATTTTTAAAACTTTAGGACTACGTAATGCTTTAGACATGATAGCATAACCCGCTGCAGTTGTCGCAGTTGCCAAAGGATTCATAATAAATGCAATAGAACCTAAAGCTAAAGCTATTTGTGGTGCAGCAAGTCCACCTTTGCCAGTGATGCTTGCATTGGAGACTTTAATCATCTGTTCAGCCAACGCATCTAATCCATCATATGTGCCTTTACCAAACATTTCATCAATTGACTGTCTTCCATAATTATCTCTAATAACTTTCTGTAGTCGAGGTCCAAGTCTACCTGTTTTAAACGCATCGACAAAATCATCTGTCATTTTGACTGCACCAAACTCGTCTGTCGCTGCACCAATTTGTTTAAGTATTTTACCCATGGCAGCGTCTTGCACGGCTTCAAAGGTGCTTATATCTCTGCCACCAACAGTAGATACTCTTCCTTTTAATATTCTTTTTGCTCTTCTGATTGATGCTACGTCTCTAAACACTTTATCTGCAATAACATCTGGATTACTTGTTCTTTCTAAAGTTCTTAAAACTTCGTCACCTCTTCTGTTTTTTGCTGCCTCTTGTATTTGTCTCATTCTAAGTAGACCACGGCCAAGAGGTTGTTGTTTCAGTGCATTTAAAGTTTCGGGTGCAAAGTCTGCACCACCTCTTCTCATAACAAACAACACATCATTTAAATCTTTTAGTTCGTTTCCAAACAATCTTTTAATTGTTTCACCTTGTTCGTCTATAGCAGAACTAAACTTAACTGGATCAATAACTCTTTGTCCTGTTTCTTTGTTGATAATTTGTGACTGAGTTGCAATACGTTCAATGTATCTTTTGGCTATTGCTTGCCTAACTTGTTCAGCCATTTCAGCACCAGAACCTCTTGCCGTTGTAAGTTCTGCTATCTCTGCTTCAACATTTCTTATTCGTCTTTCTAAAACTTTTCGAGCATTATCAGTTGGTGCTAAATTAGCTATTCTATTTTTAATTTGTTCAATAGTTTCACCACCAATTAATCTTCTTTCTAATGCTCTTCTGCCTTCATCAATATCTAATATGCCTGTTCTAGCACCTAATAGTTTTTCACTTGGCATACCTCTGATTGCTTTTAATAAAGCTGACAAATCTTCTGCATTATTAGGTGTAATAATATTATCTAATACGTATGTTAAATTTATTCGTCCTTTTTCTCTTGCAGTTTTTATTATGTCATTAACAATTACATTATCAAAACGTTTCATGCCCTGTGAATAAAGATCATTTGCTCTTTGTAACAAAGCAAGAGCTTCACCCGCTTTTACATCTTGTGTTGGTTGCAATCTAAACTCTGGTTTACTTATACTTTTATTATTTAATGCTGCTTGTTTAATTAATCCTGCGTCCAAAGCATCTTCAACAGATTTTTTAAGAGCAACTAATTTTTCTGATCCTGCTCCACCAATTAAATCTGGATTTTTACTTGCGTCACGTAAACCAATTCTTAATCTATTTGCTTGTTGTGGATCAATAAATTTCGGTAATTCACTTATAGTTTTACCTAATTTACTATCTAATGGATTTGCTGCAACATCTAGTGTCAATGCTCTAAAAGCCTCTTTAATTCCATTTGTATTTATAAAACTTACCATTTCTGGAGAACCACCGAGTTCTTTATTTACTGCACCATATAAACGATCCATATCTTCATCAAAAACTTTTTTGCTAACCCTAATCATATCAGCTAAGTTTTCGGGTATTTCCTTGTCACTACGTAGGCCTTTAATAATATCATCTATATTTTTTGTGATTTCAGTGTTAAATTTTTTCTGAGCAGCCTCTAATGTTTTGGATCCATCTTGATAAAAGTTTTTAATATCTTGTCTAACTGCTTGATTTAATTTATCAACTTGTGATCTTTGTCCTACGCCAAGTTTGGTTAAATCGTCAAGAACAATATTTAAATTGTCTAATGCTGCTTTTTCGTTTGGAAATATACCTTCGTAAACTGCTTGTAACCTGTTTAAGATAGGTCTAAAAGATTCACTTGTGCCACCAGCTACTGTTGGTCTAAAATTTTTATCTAATAATTCTCTTGCCTGTGCTCGAAGAGCTTCCGTCTGATCTATACCTTCTTTTGTTAAACCTCTAGGTCCTTTAATTAATCGTCCAAATAATGAACTTATACCACGGCCTATACCTTCACCCGCTAAACCAAATAAACCCTCAAAAGCTGAGTCTCTAGCAACTTCACCAAAACTTTGTTTTTGTAAACCCTCTGCATACTCAATTCCTTCGTCTACTAATTTACCAAATGCAGCAGCACCACCAACAAGTAACATCCCTGGTATAAATCCTACACCAGAGGCAGCTATACTTGTACCAATACTTGTTGCAATGGGCAGTGCAGTCGCACCCGCAAATTCTTTTACATCGTTAAATGTGAAACCCTCTTCATCAATGGCAAGTTCTTTACCTTCACCTAATCCAAGTTTGTTTCGTCCTGCTTTGGTCAAGATGAATCGTCCAAGGGCATCGGTTCTAAATCCATCGTCACCTACTACTCGTTGTAAATATCCCGCCTTTTCTCTATCATCGTCCATCCTACCAAACTGAAATCTTGAGAAACCTCCAACAGAGTCAAGGCCAGTTCTATAATCAACATCGGGTTCTTTATATTTAGATATAAATTCTTCTTCTGTAATCGGATCACCTGTTTTAGGATCAATACCCATCATTCTTCTAGTTCGAGCATACTCTCTTATTTGCTCTGGTGTTGCGGTAGCAAAGTCTATATCTCTTTTCCTAACTTGTTGAACTTGTGCCTCATTTTCAAAAAATTCAAGAATAGTATTCAGTTCATCTTGCGTTGGATTATCACCAGCAATTTCAACTTCCTCTATTTGCTTTGTAATTGGATTTTCTATTTTAACTAATGTCATTTAGATAAATCAAGACGAATAACTCCGTCATCGCCTCTAGTAGCACCTATTTTTCTAACTACTTTTTTACCACCAACGTAAGTACCAAAACCCTCTTCGCCACCAGGTGCAAGTCCAGCTTCGGCTAATCTTGTTCTGTCAGCAGATAATAAACCTGCAGCACTTCTACTTGTTCCTGGTTGTATCAATGGTGATAAAAATGCTTCTGTAGTTTTAATGGTGGCAAAAGCACCTTTTTGTGCATTTTGCATTTGTTCATGTGCACGTTGTAATCTTTTAACCATTTCAGTTTCAGTTTCAGCGGCAAATGTTAAAATACCTCCATCTAAGGCACCTTCACCAAAATAAGCAGTAATTAAAAAATCAACGTCTCTATTTGAAATAGAGTTGGCACTTTGTGTTCTTCCAAGTGTAACTGGTATGGTTTTTTGTAAAGCAGCTTTCATTGCATTACGAACCTCTGTTTTACTTCCATAATTTTTAGTAAGATCCATACCAAAAAATGCACCACCTCTTAATACAGCGTCACTTACGACACCAGATAAACCAGTAACACCACCTTCAGACACAGTTATCATAGCTCCCTCTATCAAAGCCATGCCAGATTCAGCATCAATAGCATCAGAAACAGCAGAATTATAATTTTCAATTTGCTTTGATAATTCTGTAGGCTTGATTGTTTTATTTTTACGAGCGTCTGCAAGCAGTTTATTATATGCTGCCTTTTCTTTTAATAAAGCAGCAATAGTAGTATCTGCAAATAAATTGTCTGGCAAATTGCCATCTCTTATATCACCAATGTTTACTGGTATAGTTTCGTTTGCCTCATACCTTTTGCCTCTATATGTAGTTCCGCCTGGACCCACAACATAGTCTTTAAATCCACGTCTTTCTTTTGCTATCAATCTGTTTTCAGAAGCTATTTTTGATTTTTCTTGTAACCCATATTTAAGTGCTGATAATTGAACTTGTCGATTAAAATCGTCCTTTTGTTTTTTATCTTTAATAAACATGTCAGCACCATTCTCAAGTGCTTTAGCAATATTTGTTATTGCATCAGGACTTTGACCCGCTGCCATAGCAAAACCTATTTTAGCAATAGCAAGACCTTTGTCTAATCCCTCATACTTAGGAGCGTTTTGCGTAAACTCTTGCATTAATTGTTTTAATTCATCTTGTTGCTCTTTTTCGGTGCCTTCATTTATTACTTTTGCTATTTCCTCTTTTGATTTAGGACTAATATCACCAAGTTGTCCTTGTTGTTTTCTTTTTTCATCGTCTAATTGTTCTTGTTTTTTTTGTTCATCAGTAATTATGTCACTTCTTGTTATATCACCCGTAATACCTTTTTCTTCTTCGGCTACAGTTTGATCAGTTTGATCAGCTTTAATAATTTTCTTTTGCTCTGCGTCTTGTGTCTTTTCAAGATCTCTGAAAATTTTATCTTTGTAAAAAGGTACAGTGCCTTCTTTTGTTGGATCTTTGCTTAACATATTAGATGGTAATGTCATTATACCTGCATCTAAAGCTTCTTTTGCTTTCTCTTGCATACCAAAAGGCGTTAATCTTTTCATTTTTTCTCTTGAAACATCTATAGGACTTATAGGTGATTTTTTAAATCTTGGAAACAAAGTGGTAAGTATACCTTGAGTAAAAGCTTCACCCTCAGTTTTTGGTTTTACATTTGGATCTGGTAAAAATTGATTTATAAATGGTTCTTTAATTTGTTGTTGTAATTCACTTTTAATTTGTGGCACAGTTTTATTACGTGAAATAAGTTGGTTAAGAACACCTTGATCAA